GCCACGAGTGGGAGTGCACATTGAGGACCCTCACAAAAGAAGAATCGAAGTGGGTAAAAGTATGATTTAGAGCTTATACCTGGATGTGGGCCGTTTGAGCTCTTAGACACATTCTGTGCGAATGTATCTATAGCAATTTTTTCTGTAAACACTGAATCTTGAGAATCGATGAGATGCCCACCTATGTATAGTTCAATTTTATCTATCACTTGGGTCCAGTCTGTTATGTCTATGGATTGATTGTTATCATCTACTGTGATATACAAGTATCCAAGCATATCACCAGTTTTGTCGAATTTTACGGATGTCATAGCGTTATTTTTCACATTACCCTGCATGAGCTGTTTCTCTACGGACTGTGAAAAATTTGAATGCCGTTTGAATGTCGACGTGAAGAATGATATCTCAGGTTCACCCATGATGTGTTCATCTTGAGCACCTATGGCTATCAATTGCACGACTCCCGCCGACATTTATAATACATAAAGGTAAAAAATACACGTACCTAGCGCCCCGATTCAATGAAGGGCAAATTCTTATTCTTGCAAACAAATCTGAAAATAAAAAAGTTATCGGTGCCATCTGTCGTGGTAACACCGTTTTCATCTCTGAGTGTAAAACTCAATCTATCAACCTTTCTCACCGGAGTCATATATTGTGTGGTGACGTCATAATCATCCTTAAATATGATTGGATTTGACCCGTCCTGTATCACCGTACCGAACCCTCTGTTAAGTACAGTCATGTCTCCTTGACCACCGTACACATTAGACGTTCTTTGGGAATAATTCGTATTCAATTCATCCACTGAGATATGGCATACACTGGAGCCGGATGCATCGATACGAGCCGCCAAAAGACGAGTCTGTACGATGTTTTCGATTGGTTGCGTCAAGTGCACAGTGAAAGTGTTTTTGCTATCTTGACCGATGGTATCGACCGAGATAGTATGATACTCGTATTCAAAATCTGGTAAAACTTGCCGAACCGTATTCACAGTAGTCATTACTAATACATTATATTAAAGATCCACCGATTCCACCGATAATCTTCGCGTCCGCGCTTTTCTTGACGAAATCTTGGTCGCCACAGATACCACCTGGAGTCAAAGACTTGGTGTAGTACGCGGATTCTTTCGAACCTGGCACACATTCAATCTTGTGTTCCAAATCAAAAATGGATTCGACAGCGCCTTCGGGGGCGACTTCAAGATTGATTGGTCTGGGCTGGTAACCACTTCTTCGTTGGGGGAACATCACCATCAATGCCGAGAGGAGTGCGCATATCAAAGCAATCGCCTTAAGGGTGTTTCGGTTTGTGGCGTTGAGTTTCATCATTTATTATGTATGCAATATTTTTTATAAAGTGCGTTAAAGAATTTGAATTAGTTTCAAAGTACAGAGTAATGGACGGAGAAATATCACTCGACCGAAGCGTTGGGAATGTCATGAAGCTTGATGACAATGAACAGGCGTTGATGGATGAGATTGAAATTGAGGCGCCCCGTCCACGCTCTTCGCGGCGCGTCCCACAGCCGACGGTATACAAACCACAGCCACAACCAACGATGCAAGAAGACATCGATGCGTTTGCCAACCCGACTAAGCAGTCGGTTCCACAACAACACCAAGAAGAACCCGTTGATTACGGTGAATACGACGAAGAAGAGATGGAACAGCCACAGTACATGCAAGGTGATTATGCGATACAAGAAGAAGAGCGACCATCGCCTGGGTATAAATCCATCGATGAAGAGAAGGCAGACCTTGTCAACAAACTTGGTCGTCTCGAAAAGAAGGGATTTTCGGTGAACAAACGACTCAATGTATACTCGAACGTTGACGATTTGCGTACGGAAGTGAAGCGAATCACGTATAGCATTGACGTCGACCGCTCTATTAAGTTCTCTCGTCGTATGCTGATTGCGTGTGTGACTGGTCTCGAGTTTTTGAACAAAAAATATAATCCATTCGAGATCCAGCTTGAAGGCTGGTCGGAGAATGTGATGGAAAACGTTGACGACTACGATGAAGTATTTGAAGAGTTATACGTCAAGTACAGGACGAAGATGCACGTTGCTCCAGAAGTCAAGCTCATCATGATGCTCGGTGGTTCAGCGATGATGTTCCACTTGACGAATAGTATGTTCAAGTCAGTCATGCCCAATATGAATGATATCTTGAAGCAAAATCCAGGACTCGTTCAAAACATGGTCGATGCTGTGAAAAACACGACACCAAGAAGTGCTATGGACGCCCCATCGAGCGAACCATCGGGTGGTAACCAGTACGAAATGAAGGGTCCAGGCGTCGATATTTCAAGTTTGATGGGTAACATTATGATGCCACCCGCACCACCTATGTCTACCACAGCACCTGAACCCATTCCATCAATTGACGACGACGACGATGATGCGATTTCGGACATCGTCGAAGGTCCAGCCGATGATGACGAAGAGGACAGCGATGTCAAAGAGGTGAAAGTGTCGACCACGACAAAGGGTAAACGTGGTCGTAAGAAAAAGTCAGTAGAAATAAATTTGTAAACATAGAGTATAAATGATAGGGTACTGTCCCCTTGAGGAAGACCCGCCACCCAGGCTTCCTCGGATGTATGCGCCATCTACCGGATCTCGTCCTTCTTCCAGAGGAGATACTCGCACAGAAGACACTGAAACGAATTACGTCGTTTTGTTCTTTATCGCGGGTGTGGTCGCACTCGCCGCGATGGACGCCATTAAGAAGTAAACGAACTATTTTTACCATTCGCATATCATGTGACTGGTAAAAACAGATTAATTTAAGCGTTTTCAAGTTCATCGACCATTTCTCGTAGTTCATTTATAGCCGCGACCGTGTATGCGATGAGACCCACGTAATCGAGTTTTGCGTGTTCTTCACCCCAATCTTCGTAATTGGGTTCATTCTTTGTTTCATTTGGTTTTGCATCTTTACCGAGTTCGACGAGGTGTCTCAATTCGGGGGCATCGTAATAGATGTCTTGTGCTATGAAACCAGATTCTTCTAGACCGTCTTTGACATACATGACTGGATTGAGTTTAGAAAGTGTGTCGAGTGAATTGACTATGATCTCCGAGTTTGATTTAGCTCTCGCATCGGATGTCGGAGACAAATTGAGGTTTGTGAGACCTGAACCATCACCGTAGTAATATTCGGCATACACATTACCACTTATAACTAAATTTGCGGATGTATTGTCTATGTCTTCATCATAATAACTGGTACCAAATGAAATAGCGTGTAGCGGATTCGTATTATGAAATCCAATTCTCCCGATTGTACTGGATGTATAAGATTCTGTGATGAATTGTGTAGACGCACCAGGTCCATTGACCCAACTGGGTATACCAGAACTATTTATGGCTAAAAATTGCCCAGCTGCCCCTTTTGGTAATCGTGTCAGTGTGTTTGTTCCGGATGCATAGAGTATATCACCTGTGGTAAACCCAGTAATACCAGTCGTTGAAGTGACCATGAGATTTCCTTCGAGTGATGATATTCTATTATCAAGAGATGAGACACTCGGTGATGCACCCCAAGTGGGTACACCCGATGCGTTTACGGACAATACATCGCCTTGTGTAGAACTTATAGCGAGCTTTGATAAATTACCCGCGGAGGATGCATATAACATGTCACCTTTTGTAAAATTTGTGGTGATCCCATTCGTGTTCGTGATGATGACTTTTTGATTGAGTGTGTTTATTCGCGACGAGTTATCATCTAATTGTGATTGTGGTACAATTGATGTGAGCTCCGAACCATCACCAAAGAATTCGAGTGCCGTAACATTTCCGTTGACAACGACATTTCCACTCGTCTCGAGTGATGTTACCGGGTTTGAAAATGTTACTTTGTCGTTTGTTACGGCGTCTTGAGAAGTTACTTGTTGAAGTGTAGGTGCAGGTAAATTTGTAAGCAGAGACCCGTCACCTATGAAATTCCCACTCACTTCAATATCTTGGTCGAACACGGCACCCAATGTCGATGTATTATCTTGAGCGAGCACAGATTGAAGTGTAATTGTAGGACCCGGGGGTAAATTTGTGAGTTGTGATCCATCACCTATAAAAAATCCCTGTGTTTCTACATCGCCATCAAATAATACACTGTTTGTTGTTACGTTTCCGTTGTCTGTAACCACTTGAAGTGTTTCTGGTATTTTACTGTAAAATTTTCTATATGACCGACCTCGTGAACCACACGACATTCTATGATTACTTTCTATTATTTTTGAGCCTTTCCATACGCTCTTTGAGTTCTTGTATAGATTTTACAACGTATGCTATGAAATGGAGATACCTTAAACACGCGTGACGTTTACCCCAATCGGAGTAATTTGGTTCGGGTGCATCGTCATTCGGATTGGCATCTCTATCTGGCCACACGATGTGTCGCATTTCCCTAACACCGTAATACATCTCTTGTGCTATGAACCCAGATTCGCGTTTTCCTTCTTTTTCATATAATTTTGGTACCAATTTAGATAATGTGTCGAGTGATTTAGACATGGCTTTTATTTTAGATTTACGACGTTTATCACTAAACACAAGCAATTGTCCGGCTTTTCCTAGAGGGGGTGGACCACCACCACCAATACCACCACGCCCACTAAATGTAGCACCAAAATTACCTGGTATCGAGCCTGTAGGTTGTGGAAATATCATTTTACTTCCATCACCATGTATATAATTTGCATATAGGTCACCCTGTGTATATAATTTCCATTTTATACCGGATGGATGTTTTGTACTACCAGTTCCAGAATATGAACGACCATTTTCTGAATAGAACATACTATCGCTAAAACGTAAACTAAATAAAAGGTCAGATGGAGCTGCACCTGCTCCTATAGGTATTCGATTAGAGTTAATATAACGAAGTATTTTATCTGTTCTGATTATCATTGTAATATAATTCAATGTACCAGATGTACCGCTTGAGAATAGTGGGTAATTACCAGAGTTTTGTGTGTAGTTACTCGGGTGTAACCACATGACATTTTCACCCCATTCATCCATGCGTAATAGCCGTCCATACCCGGTACCATAATCACCCGTAGTGAGATGCGTGTTATCTGCCGTCGTTTCTCTCGCGAGTCTTCTTATGTCATTCGCGCCGTGTCCATACAATATGTCACCTATAGTGAGTGAAGTCAGGTTTGGCGAATTGGTAAATATAAATTCATTCTCGAGGTCATTAGTCCTCGAACCTATATTTAATATATTCGCAATTGTTTCCCATTTTGGAAGAGTATCCGCTATTAGAATCTGACCATTCGAACCAATTGATAATTTACCTAATACACCGTTTGATGTAGATGTAAGTATATCACCCATGCTTACGGGTGAAAGTCCACTCGTATTTGTGATTATCTTCTTATTTTCGACACTCAATATACTCGAACTGAGCACCGATAATTCGTATGTGTTGGCTACCTCATCCAAAAACTCACCATTTCCAATGAGTTTAGAACACGTAACATTTCCTGTAATCACTACATTCCCGGACGTTTCAAAAGATGTGATACCATTTGTAAAATTTACATTTATGTTAGTCACACTTCCTTGGGTCGTCACTTCTTGCAAGGTTTCTTGCCACGGTGGTAAATTAAATATCCCATTTCCATTTCCTATGAAGTACCCACCCACTTCTAAATCCCCACCAAAATAAGCACCGAATGTAGAGACGTTACCATTTAAAATTACATCTTCTATCCCTATGGATTGTATATTATTTATGTATGACAAATTATTCATCATAGATGCATCTCCTAAAAAGTAACCATTCGTTTCTATGTTACCCGATATTAATACCCCATTTGTGGTGACGTTACCATTAGTTGTCACGGAATCGAGTGTTTCGATTGAAGTGATCCGTTCGTAGTATTTTCGATGAGATCTATCATCCGTACTACAAGGCATCCTATAATTACACTACAAATTTATCAAACACGTACCCCGCGCGAATGCATCGGGTTCTTCGGGTTTTACTTTGGGCATTTTGAAACCACCCTGTTTATAGACACGAAGACGCTTGTTATACATGGCGTGACACACTGACCATTGATCAAAAATATCGTAGATGTTTGGGTTATTCTTTTTCCCCTTTGTTTCACGCATGACGCGACCTATGGATTGTACTATGTCGGATTTGGGCGTCGCGAGAATAACCGTGTCCAGAGAAGGTATATCCAAACCTTCATGTGCTTGACTAAAAGTTGCAAATATTATCTTTTTTGTGCTTGATTCTGTGAGGTCAGCTTCTTTCATACCCCCCATGTAAAGACCTGAATTATTTGGAAAACACTGATGCAACATCATGCAGTGTTGACGGCGGTCACTTAACACAAGTAATTGTCTCGTGCTTTGTGTGATACGCTTGATGAGACCCACGAGCATCGCGTTTCGTTCGCGCATTTCTGTCAGTTCTGTGATCATAGTCGAGAGTGATAATTTCCCAAATCGAGTACACGGTGGTGGGTCTCTAAAACGTGGACACTCAAACTCGATTGGAAACACTTCGACCTGCTGTTGATTTTCTCGTTCCACGGCAAAAAATGTAGGGCCCATAAACCAGTGAAGCACTTTCGTGAGTCCATCTTTCCTGTTCGGTGTCGCAGATAAACCAAAAATGTGTTTGGGGCACATCTTAAATAAGGATTGACTAAACACCTTTGCACATATATGATGTGCTTCGTCTACTATGAGCGTACCAACGCTATCAAAATCACCGAATGAATATTCTTTCAGTGAGAGCGATTGTAACATGGCTATCACAAAATCACAGTCAACTTCTTTTTTGTTTTGTTGAACTCGACCTATGGTAGCACCTGGACAGAACTGTTTGATTCGTTCTTCCCATTGATTTGCGAGGAATTCCTTGTGCACGACAATCATTGTTCTGTATCCAAGTTTACACGCGATAGCTAACGAAACGGTGGTCTTCCCATACCCACACGGAAGGCTGAGGACTCCATGACCCGCATCAATAGCCGCAGCAAGTGCGGCGTTCTGATGGGTGGCGTCTCTGAGTGTCCCATTGAAACGCACACTAATTCGAACAGGTTCTGGTCTTTTGTCGTCATGAGGTTCTCCCATTTTACTAATTCCATAGTATCTTGGAACGCAGATTCCGTTCTTAGTTGGTCTAAATACCTTGAAAGGTGGTGGAGGAAATCCAAAGTCATCGTTAACGATGGCCCTTACCGTGAGCTCTTTTTTTATTTCGGGTAGTGGATTGTTAATTATGTATCCACTCCTTGTGAGCATTCTACTGTATTAAAGATTGCAAACTTTAATAGAGTACATACAAGATGCCAAAGCTTAACGTTGAAGAAAACATTAAAAAGCTCCAAGAAGCCGTCGAAACGACATACCAGGAACTTCACCGACTCCAAGGAAGTCTCCGTGTATTCTTGGGATTCAAGGAGAATGGTTTGGAAGAGATTGATATTCCGGAGAAGAAAGAGGAGGAGTCTGAATCGTCTTAATCACCCAAGCATATCCACTGTGATTGGCGACATTCCACGCGCCACTAAAATTTGCTAATATTTTGACTTTGTCACCCTTAGCTAGAGATTGCACGGGTGTGTTACCTTCGACGGTACACATCACGCGTCTGTATCTGAATGGTACTTTTATTGTTAAAACATTTCCCTCGAGTGGGTCGTCTACTTTTTGTTTGTTCATGATAAATCTTGATTTGCTCTCTTGAAGTCCGTGTATGTAGTCACGCGTTCTGTCATTCACGACTACGCGCATGTACTTTTTGTCGTTATATTCATACATGGGTTCGTATACTTCACATTCCATGGGAATCATGATTTCCTGGTATATATGGTGATTAGAATTAAAGCTATAAGTACGAATAGCACGAGTGTGACTCGTATAGGTTGTAAAGGGCCTCTGGTATTGAATTCCTGTTTACAAAAAGTACGACTCACTTCTATGGATGCTTCTATGCTCGAGTAAGGTGTATTTCTAGGAGACATCATACCACACAAAGCCACGTGTTTATTTTGACCGAAGAAAGGGACTTGTCCGTGAAGACTCAAAACACCCGATGATTGTTCGAATACCCATCTTCCATCTTTCCAATCAGCACCCCATCCTATGCGTACATTCTTAGGTTCTGGAATATTGAGTTGACGAATCACCTCGGGTTTAAGTATATCTGGATGTGTAGTTAACACGTCTTCCGTGAGCTCACATATGACACACGAGACGGTCTTTCCGTCGGATAAGACCACTGGTTGTAATCGGAGTTCTGTGTTCATACCAAATTCGAGGTCGGATGGTAATGTGACTGGTTCGTCGTAGTCGAGTAACACGTTTATACACCCGTATGTACTCGGACCTATTTTTTTGAATACATCTTCACCCCAATTGTCACCCACGAGTTCGAGTGCTTTACTGTTATCCACGCATACCACGAGGAGACCATCGTTTATTTTTACACCATCAGTGAAAGTCGCCTCGTACCCATCTTCGAAATAATTCACGCCTTCTAGGTGGGTATTAAACATAAACGTGGCACCATTTTCTAAGAGTGCGGTCTGCATGGCGTCACACATGACTTTACCGGAAACACGTTGAGTGTATTGTTTAGAGAGTCCCACGTGGTCGAAATTATTCACGAACTCGTATGCCGACATGGTTTCCCAGTCAACACCGTCCATGATAAATGTAATAGTACGTATGAGTCGTTCACCCGATTCCGTGAGTGACCCAATAGCGTCTTTAAGTGATATGGATTTGTATTTGGATTGTCTCGCGAGGACTTTACCCGCGAGTGCTGTGAGTGTGAGATAATCTTGTATACCGAGACTTTTAAATATGGTTTTGTAAACATCCGTCTTCGCGGGCTGAAACATGTCGTCCCATTCGATTCCCATTTCCCTGAAGAGACTATCGGTGTTTACGAAGGCGTTATCAAACACGATTCTGTGTGCGTGTAAATCACGGGTCTCTGTTTCTGGTTCCCACCACGAACCACCCGCTGATGGTTTGCGGTCGTATACGATGACCTCATGATCCGTGGACCTGAGAAGTTCCCATGCGACAGACATGCCTGTGGGTCCGGCACCCACGATGTGGACTCGCATTTATAATAGGGTACCAAAAATATTACGCTGGAAGATACAACACATTCCGCGTGAGTTGATAGAAAATCATGAGATACAGTGTTTCAAAACAAAAGACGAGAATAATTGCGAAGCAACACCATGTTTTTTCATTTTTAAAAACACAAAAAACTTTTTTTATTTTTTCAGAAACTTTTCAAAGAAGAAAGCGTAGAAAAAAATAATTTTTTTAT